AAGGTAACGCTGAGGCAAGTATTGCAATAGGTAGAGGTTGCACCGCAAATAATCCAGGTCAGCGTGGCATGATTGCTATGGGTAATGGCTGTTCCACAACATACGAGGGTGGTGTTGCTATGGGTGCAAATTGTGGAACATCTAATTTTGGTGCGGTTGCTTTAGGACAAGGAAATAACGCAACAGGTTTAGGAACAAGAGCAACAGGTAAAGATAGTAGGGCAGAGTTGCAAGGTCAAATATCTCACGCAGGGGGGGTATTTTCAGCACAGGGAGATGCTCAATCGCACGAACTTATATGGCGTAGAGAAATTACAGGCACTGCTCAAACAGAACTATTCTTGGATGGTACATCTATAAGAGCTATTCTTCCTGGAACTAATTCAGTTTGGAAAGGAATAATTAACTTTGCTGCTGTATGTACTGTTCAGGGTACAGGAACAACTGGAGTAGGTTCTGTAGCTGCTATAGATTATTCAGTAACTATAAAAAGAATTGGTACTAGCACAGTTCTTATAGCTGCCAATAATTTAAGTCCTTTAGACTCAGATGGTGGCATGGGCACAAGTACTTTTGACATTTCAGCAGATGATACAAATGAGGCTTTGGCAATAAAATTCACTCCTCCTGGAACTGCTGCTGCTGATACAGTAATTCGTGTAGTTGCTACATTCAGAGGAACACAAATCAAATATTAATCTTATCTTTGAAAAATAAATAAATAAAATCATGGCACTTCAAATTAACGCAGACGTTGTAACAAGTGATGGATTCACTGTACAACCATTCGCTTTTCTAGACATTCAGTTGTACAAGCCTTTCTCAAGAGCTCTTTTGACTTACTATAAAGATCAAGCAGCTTATGAAGCAGGAAACTCTCCTGTGAATGTAACTCTTCCTTCTTTAGCAGAAGTTGAATTAACCTCTGGCGAATTCTTTGGTCCTAACTTGGCTAAACTTTTTCATGACAAAGCAATTGAATTGATTGAAGAAGTAACCGGTCCTGGTACTGTTGAAATTGTAGAATAATGAAAACTACTACGTTGCTTTATATTACAACTACATTTTTCGCATTTCTAGGAACCTATTTCCTCAAACTTGGTGCGGATAATGCTGAACAGTATTTAGCCGTAGTTTCAGCGGTATTGATTGATGGGTTCTTTGGTGTTTGGGCTGGAATCAAAATCGAAGGATTTCAAACCAGAAAAGCAGTTAAGGTTCTAACAACTTTGGTTGTTTGGATTCTTCTTCTTACTGGTATTCTCTTAATAGAAAAAGGTTTCCAGGGAACTTCCTGGCTAAGTGAAACTGTCTGTGCTCCCTTTATTCTTTTCCAACTTATCTCGGCACTTAAAAATGCCTCTAGAGCAGGTTTAATTCAAAACGAATTGCTCACTGTCATTCTTGACAAAATCGACAAGCACAAGGCATAATAAGAAGGGGGATTATTCCCCCTTCCTTATTTCTCATACCTATAGATTTCTTTAGAGATATCCATCTGTACATCTTCGCTGAACTCGTCAGTTACTAGCCTTAAAAAGTTCTCTGAAAATTTAGAGAACTTTCCTTGTTTAAATAGGCTTATGTCTCTTGAGAACATAGGATTATATTTGAAGACAAACATAAATCCTTCTGGAGTCTCATAATAATCATAGAAAGATTTAAAGTCTACCATATTAGAAATAAACTCTACTACGGTTACTCCGTCTTTTTTGTTTTTAAACTGATTCTCGTTTATTTTAAAGTGAAAGAAGACACATCTGCGATACTTCTTTCTTGCTCCGTAATCGTCTAGATAGACTGATAAGAGTCCTACCCTACGTAGAAGTTCTAAACTTCCTTTCTGAAAGATTAGAGAGGAAAGTATACTAGTGGAATAGTTTGTCACAGCTTCAACCATTTCTTTCCTTTATTTAGATAGACATCCATTGGATAGTGCCATACGTTTGTTTCGGTGTGCCATTTGAATCTTTTGATGGCTTCGGCAAATCCATGATATTCTTTGTTGTCTTTCTTTCCACCTTTTTCTCCTAGTTCTAAGATGTCGGGAGAACAGATATATTCTTGCGGACTTCCTGGATACCTAAAAGACTCCACTACAAAAGAGAAATTATTTAAGGTGTATCCTTTTTCTATGTAAGACTTAATACAATTAGGCGGATTAGTCTGTAGTCCCTGCCAATAGAAAGCAGCTTGAAAATAATATCCCATCTTCCAGAATATCCATTCCCAATTATCTGTAGGACTTTCAGTCACCTTTAAGTCAACTGGATAAATAGTCTTGGTATTGTGGTTTACGTGGATAAGATCCATCAAACCTTTACAAGGCTCCCCATCGTAAGTAAAGTTTAATTCTACTTGATAGAAGTTCTCTGTGGTTATGTTGTCTTGGTTGAAGTAATGTTTTACAAAATCATTATACCTAAGACTGTCTACTACACTTTGAACCTTATTAAATTGTTCGGAGGTTAGAACTTTCTTTCCTTTGTTGTTTACAAGAAATTCATAATAGTCTTTTCCGTCTTTATCGAATTTAGTTTTTAAAGCTGCAAGACTAATCTTAGCTCCTGTCTTTTGATAAGCCAGTTCCTCGTCTCCTGTAGTAGAGAGATGCCAAGCATAATCTCCAACTTGTCCAGTAGGTTTAATTAGATCGGTAATTACGAATTGATCGTAAAACACCGACTCTCCTTGTGTAAGGATAAGATCGCAAGCGTCTCCTATCATTACATTTTCTGAAGGCTCTTCATCTTCTAGTAGTTCTTGTCCTTCTTGTTCTTGTAGTCGTTTAAGAAACAAGTTAGGATGAACTAGAATCTTTTTCAGTAAGGACTGATTAAGAGCCTTGTTTTCTAAATAGTTATTATCTATAATCATATTATTTATACATTTTCTTTCTGAGCTTATATTCTAATCTTGCTACAGCGTTCCACGCAACAGCAACATCATGTCCAAGCTCACTATCTTCGCCATCCCTAAACAAATGTCTAAGTAAAGCGTTATCATAAGAGGATACACCTCTTTCTTCTGCTAATCTAAACCAGTTTTCCCAGTCGTCTCCCTTCTCGTATTTCTCGTGTCCCTCAAGACTTCTTCTTACCACTTCTTTAATGGCAAGAGGAAACTGAGTTCCTAAGACTGTAAAGTAAGGAAGCTTACCCTGGTCAAACTTTAAGTTTTCTTTTTCAAAACTCATTTCTTCACGTAATTGTAAGAGTCTGGAATATCTACTTCTAAAATATCTTTGGCAAAATTAACACATTTATCTATAAATTCTGCTACTTCTGATTTCTTTGCATGCTCCAAACTCATTGGTACTTTAATAGCTGTTTCACTTAAAGGCGAATAAATTTCTTCATAGAAATACATATCCTTTAAAAGTGTAACAATGTCATCTTTAGAATAAGTCTCTCCCTGCATTTCTTCAAATGCTTGTTTGATAATAGGAAGGACTACTCCAAAGAAATAACGAAGTTGGGGATTACTCTTTTTATCTTCGCTTCTCACAAAACAAATCTCCACATCGCAATAGTTGTCGATTCCAAGGAGTTCCAAGAAATAACTTTGCATTAAATCTCGGTCTCCTTGAAGCTCAACTGTTCCGTCAATCTTGCGATGCAGAGTCCCCGGAATGTAAACTCTGTTGATCATATAATTTTATTTTTCTTTCTAATAATTCGTCTTTGATTTCTGAATCATTGTCCCACGCTTCTCCTTCAAAGATATAACAATCTTTCTCATCGTCATAGTGGTAAAGGTCAAAATCTTCATTGGTCAGATTTATTTCTGTACAAACTCCTTTATTACAAACGAGTTTTCCTCTGATCATTGAACCAGGCTCATCGTAGTCTAAAGTTACTTCACATCCAAAAATTTTAGATAAAGTCTCAGCTGTCTTAGTAGCAGGACCCCACTTTGTATCAAAATACCAAGCTCCTCCTGTGTCGTAAATGTCAAATAAATATCTATCGTCCTTAAACCAGTCTAAGCTTTCGCCTTCACCGCTTTCTTTTTGACGATAAACTAACTTTTCCATTACTTCATCTACTCTTTTAGAGTCTGTAGTTAAGTAATTACTGCACCAGTTTGGCATAAATCTTTAGTCTAAATATTTATCTTTTTCACCTTTACCAAATAAAGGTCCCATGCTTATCTCTTCTTTAACCTCTTCTACCCTACCGATAGGAGGATCATAGACTTGAAATTTTTCTCTTTCAGCTAAGAAGTCTGCGATTTCATCAGACATTACATTTACATAGTGAATGTTTCCATTAGGCAGAATTGCCATCATCATAAACATACAATCGTTTATGGTTATATCATCCTTTGTTTTCATGTTCTTTTTAATTTATACATACTGCATTTGGTTCTCCGTCATAATCTACTTCTAAATAACTTTGGTCTGGATTCTCTACAGACATAAGTGCTGGTGTAAACCAAACTGGTTGAAAGCTATTACCTTCATCGTCTGAAGAGTGAATAACTAAAAAATCCCCTGCTTGGGGATTCTTTTCTAATAACTCGTTGAGTTTGTTTAAATATTCTTTTAGTTTCATTTTAGTTTCATTTTAGTATTCTTTTTTTTGGGTAAACTTTTCTACTGATACAATGTATTCTTCTAGTATTGATTTATTCGTATCAACATAATATTTATCCTCGAATTTAAAAGCTCTGACTAATTCGTGTACTTTGTCGTAATAAGTTTCAATTATGTATTGATTGTCTGGATCAAATCTTGCTTGAAAAATTTGGGTATCTTCTTCCTTTTCAAGACTTTCTTTGTACCAGTCGTTTTTGTTTAACCAGTCAAATAAATGAGCTCTTTCCCCTTCAGTCATTTGTGCCCAATAGACACTAGTTAGGTTTTGCCAAAACATAGTTCTAGCTATTGGTTTAGGAGGAATACAAGCTTCGGCTAAAAAAGCTAGTTCAAAAAAATCTATTTTAAATACACTCATAAGTTTTCTATTTCTTTTCTTACTTCTTGCCAAAATAAATACCCTCTATCTGCTCCCATACAACCTAACATTTCATCAACTAATATTAATGCACATTGTTTTGCTTGAGGCACTCTTCCGTCATAAATCTGCAAATATTTATTGACTAGCTCTACCGCTTTCTCTTTCGCAATCATAATAATTCAATCTCCTTTCTAACTTGTTGCCAGTACTTATCAGCTTCTTCTCTTTGTGCCTCATAATAGTATTGGTGTGTTCCACCTACATCATCCCAATCAACATCACTTGGACTGCGTGGTTCTGATTTAAGTATTACATCAACTGCAATCAATGCACATTGTTTTGAATTATCGCATTCTCGACAACTAAAACTGAATTTATCAACTAATTCCTCTGCTTTTTCTTTTGGTGTCATCTGTATTTTCTTATTATTTCAAATGTTCTTTTCATACAATCCCAATCTAGATGAGGTTCTGAACCTAATCTAACAGGATACCAAGCAACATTATAACCATGATTGGAGTTCCAGTCTTCGTATTTTACTTTGTTGCCGTTTACTTTATCTAGATAGATCCAAGGAATGTTTCCTGCTAACTCGATTTGGATTCCTATCTTTTTTAATCGTTCAATAAAGATTTCTATTTCGTTCATTTCTTTTCTCTTAACACTATCGAGTATCGTTTATTCTCTGCTTTTAAGTTATGTTCCCACTTATGTCTCTTCTCTCCGCTAAACTTAACTAGGGAATATCGAGGTAGAAAGTAAGACTCAAGTTGGTCTCCGAGTCTAAACTGAAGAGTAGAGTCACTTAAAAGACTGATCACATAAATTGTTTCCCCGGCTAAAGGAGAGTCTATGTGCCAACCAATTTCTTGATTAGGCATATACTCATTAATAGTCACGGAGTCAAAGTTTATGTCTTTTTTAAATCTATCAAAAATTTTAGGAATAGTTTTAGATACAATTCCTTTTCCGTAAACTCTAGAAGAACCGTACCTAATAACTTGGTTGCGATATTCTCCTTGTTGAGACTTAATAGGCATAAGCTTAATTACTTCGTCTTCAAAGTCTTTATCTACGTAATTAGGAATTACCTCAATCATTTTAATTAATCTAGTTTGTTTATTATTTTAAACCACAATTCTGTAACTAGCCATTTAAAAGCTTCCCAACTTAATATAGTTGTTAAAATAACTTTTAACATACTAATTTATTTTAAGTTTTCTAATTCTTTAAGAGTAGCTTTCCAGTTGTTAAGCTGGATAGCCATTTCTTTAGCGTCATTTAAACAACCAGCAAAACAAAGATCATCTTCATACTTTTTAATCATTCCATTAATATAAATAGAAGCACAATCTTTTGCTAAGTTGTGTCTGGTTCCCCAAGCTAGTATCTCAGGAGTGAGCTTGTAAAATTTATCGTAAATCTCCGTCGCTTCCGTTAAAGCTAGATTCTTCTCTGATTGTGTCATCTCTTTTAATATATAAAGTAAGTTGTCCTGGCTCTGAAGAAATTTTAGTTACTTCAAGTCCTTTTAACTCTGGAATAAGAGTACCAAGTCTCATTCCTACAAATAGATAAGGACCTCCAGAAGGATCTGCGCTATGCAGTTCTCCTTCTGTGTCCGTACTATACCATACGTAATCAGGATTGTATCCTGTTACAATTACCTTATCTTCTTGTAGGTCAAATGTAATCTTGTCTCCGTAGCGATTATTGTAAGTATATTTCATTTTTTAATAGCCTCTTCGTACATTTTATCTAGTATGTCAAAACTTAAATCTTCTTCTAAGTTGATAAAGTTCTCGGACACATTCCTTCTTCTAAAACTTTCGTCTATTAATTTAATAAAAAAGTTGTTCTTAGCTTTTGCTTCTAAAGCAGCTTTTCTTATCTCTGGGCTAACATCATGTTTGATAGCCTCATACATAATTGAAACTGCTTTAGCTAGCAAATAGGTTTTGCGAACATCTTTAAGAACTAGTTCTTCTTTAGTTGTCATCTGCTTCGTCTAATAGTTCTTGTTTAGAAAGAAGAATTTGCTTAAGAGTTTCTGAAGTGCTTCTATCCATAATTGTAATTATGATAGAGAACTCACTCTCTTTTATCTGAATCTTGAAGTTGTTTAAATTAAATTCCATCTAACTTAAGTACTTTGTTGAGATCTACTTCTACGCAATTTTCAAATTCTTGTCCTTCAAAAGTTTTTCCTGTCATCTTATCAATAACTGACTTTGCAGGAATGTACCTTTTTTCTGAAACTGAGTAGTTCCCCTCAGTTTCTTCAAGGGGATAATACTCGGTATAAACTTTAACTTCTTTGCGAATTACTCTTGTTCCCTCCATTGAGGCTGTTTCTCCTAATACTGTTATTTTCATATTTATTAATTTATTTTTTCCAATAAGTCGCGATACAAGACTCTGCTTTTAGAGGAACTCGTTTACAGAACTTGGCACCGGCTTTTTCCATAGCATCTACTAAAGCCTTTGTGGTCTGTTCTACAATTTCCTCTGGACATTCTATAACGTTTTCGTCATGGATTGTGTTTACAAATTTAACGATAAAAAGTAAATTATTTGGAATTAAATAATCTTGCCAGAAATAAACTCCAGAAAGTTTTGTGATTTCTGCTGAACTGCCTTGAATAGGAAAGTTAAGACTCATCCTTTCTATCTCACCTTTCTTAATAAAATAGTTTCTTACCTTTTCTTTCATGTCTAGAAAGGTAGGAGAGCTAGATCCTTTCTTCTTGTACATCTTATATCTGTCCCAGAATTCTTTTGTAAACTCTTTTTCCTGTTCTACGAACTCGTCATAGTAGTCTACGTAGGATTTCTTTCCTGTTTCAGGTGCGATTAGAACGTAACCATTTTCTATTCCAAACTTTTTTACTTGATCGAAGTAATCTTGTAATCCAGGGAATGCTTCGAAGTATCCGTTATAGACTTTTTCTGCTTCTTCTATAGAAACGTTAAGTTGGTCTGCAATTGCTTTAGGTGTACCACCGTAACCGATAGCAAAACCAGCAACCTTTGCAGCTTGTCTTTTTCCTTTATGTTTCTTTTTAATCTCGTCAACTGTTAAGTTCTCAAGTTCAGAATACATTTTGGAAGCAACAAAAGAATGCATATCCGCAAGTCCTTTGTCGTAAAATTCTAATAAGTTTTTGTCCATAGAACGATTGGCTAGAACAACTTGTTCTTGACCTGAGTAATCTACTCCTATAATCATGTTACCAGGTTCAGCTATGAAACAACTTCTTGTCTCTTCGTCTGCTGGAATATTCTGCATATTGGGAAGATCTACTTTCATAATCTTATCTTTACCACCAGAAGATAGTCTGCCGGTATTCATAAGCTGTTTATACGAAGTGTGAATCCTTTCACTTACAGGATTTACTAGCTTAAGCCAGTTGTCACCATAAGTTCCTATGTCCTTTTGACACTCTTTATACTTGCAATAAGTTTCTATAATTGGAAACTTTGAAGCAAACTTAAGAAGGTGTCCTTGTTCTACGGTATCTTTTGCGATTCCGCTTTCTATCACTGTTGTATTTACTCCTAGTCCTTTGAAGAAATCAATTACTTGTTTAGGAGAGTTCCAATTTATATTGGTTCCTATTCCCTGACTAAACAAGTCTGTTTGATTATCTATGAATCGGGTTATTCCTTGGTCAAGAATAAACTGATTTAATTGATTTTCGTAAACCTTCATCTCTTCACGGACTTTATCTGTTTTAGCTTTCCACTTCTCTATATCTAGTTTGATCCCACAATACTCGATGTAGGCTAGAACTAAAACAAATCTATTGTCTAGCTCGATTGAGACTTTAAGTCCTTTCTCTTCAATAAATCTTTCTTGAATAGATTTAATCTGGTGAAGATACTTTACATCTTCACAGCCATAAACTACAAGTCTTTCATTTATATTCCTAGAGATACTGTTTCTTACGTCTTTGTCTAGAGTCACACCTAGATAAGTTTCACACAAAGAAGCTAAGCTAGCTTTATGTGAGCTGATTCCAAGATATAATGTGCGTTCTGCAAGAAAGGTATCATAGACACTCGTGGGAACAATACGATTGTGATAGAGAAACCTAAGATCAAACTTACCATTCTGCATGATAAGAGTCTTAGTTTTAAGTAAGTTTTTAAATAATTGTATGTCAATAGTTAAACAGTCTATAAAAAATTGATTTTGTGAGTCACCCAACTGAAGACTAACTAAGTCTACAGTATAAGGATCAAAGCCGGTGGTTTCCGTATCCAAAGCTATTTCAGATTTATCCTTAAAATAGTTTAGACACGCCTCTACCGTACCCATTTGAAATTCTTTCGACTCAATGGGTCGGTTACTAATAAAATATCTCATTTAATTAACGGATCAACAATCTGTTCGTATTTAGACTGGGCTTCTTTCAGTAACTCGTACTTTTGTTCTTGAGAGAAGTTTCCGTCTTGCACTCTATTTAAGTAGTGCTTGAACACATCGTAAATTAATCTTCTGTCGTTGTTGTTCATCTTTAAATGTTTAGCCGACAGCTCTAACATTTTTTCTGTATTCCCTTCTTCCCAAATCTTATTTAAGGATTTGCCTAAGTTCCAAACGTGATGTGGAGTGTACATGTTACACACTTTGCACAAAGGAGCTAAGTTTTTAAGACTGTACCTAGTTGGACCTTTAGTTCTTCCTACAAAGTGACCACATTGTGAGTACTTAGGTTCTAAGGGAATATCGCAAGCGTGACATTTATTCTCATGTATAGCTCTAACTAACCAGGAGGTTACTTGGTCTAATTTACTTTGAGTAATAGTCTCTTGCTTAATTCTTTTCTTGTACTCTTTGCGTATCTTTTGCTTTTCTTTCTTAGCCTTTACTACACAAGTAGCACATAATCTTTTGGTTTTGTTTGCCAGTGGTTTTACTTTACCACAATCCGAACAAGGCTTCTGGACTACCTCTCTAGTAGTTTCTCCTTTAACAGGAATCTTTTTAGGTTTTGGTTTTCTACTTAGCATGCTTTTACAAATATACACTCATTCTGTATAAAAGCAAAAAGGAGGAGAATTTCTTCTCCCCCCTTTTACTCAGATGGCGGCATGCAAGATGTCCTGCAAAGATAAAGATAGATTTCTAATTACCAAGAAGCTTGATAATAAAAATCCGAATCGTATCCTTTGGCCATTTCTTGAATGTATGGTCTAAAGATCTCAATAGTACTGTTGACATCATCAAAATAATAGTCATCGTAGTCTTCACTACCAAAGAAAAATCCTACTGTAGTTGGAAGAAGTTCTTTTGCTAAACTGTGATTACTGCTGACTTTTTTTAGAACGTCATACAATTCAGCTAAGTCTTCTGAACTAACATAAATCTCCTGACACTCATCCCTTCCGTGTGCACAACGATTTACTATCCAATTGTGGAGTGCGTTGAATTTTCTCCAATAAGCTATTTCTTCTGTAACATAAGAAATCTTTTCTGTATCAATATCAGTTACTACTTCTCCGCCTTTTTTAATTATAATTTCGTGACGTCTCTCAGGAGCTGTGTGTTCCCAGTTTTTTACATAGTTCTCACGATACATATACATGTCTAGTCCCATAATCTTAAATTTTAAAGTGTTGGAATTAAATCTAAAGCTCTGTTATTAATTCTGTAGCCGGAACCTTCAACCAAAGATCTCCTCAAGTCTTTCTGAGTATCTATATGGTTAGTGAACCTTGTTACTCCGTTAAAGAGTCCCCATTGAGTATAGCCGTGAATCTGGGTATCAACAGCAATAGCTTCTTTAAGTTTAACTAAGCGATTGTCTGAACGAGTATTCTCGTTTACTCCTAAGATAGCTCTGAGGAAATCATCATCTACCTTAGTAGGAATAATAGTTCCACTCATCTCTTCGAATTTCTCAACTAAGAGGTTTTCTTCAAGCATACCAGCTTTCATTACTTCTACCATAGCTCTGATTTTATCAGCAGCTCCTTGGGTGTGTCTTACTCTTTCTAAGTCTCCCATAGCTTTAAAGAAAGTATTACGGCAAATAACTACAACATTAGTAGTTCCGAAGCCAATAGGACTTTGACCGTCATGAGAATTTAAAGCTGTAAGATACCTAAGCATATCGCTTCCACCTATCTTTTTAGTTTGAAGATCCAGTTGATAGTAAACTTTTCTTCCTCCAGACAGAGTTCCACCTCTGCTAACTTTTATTCCAACTGATTCTGCTGCTTCATAAAGAAGAGACAGAAGATCATAATTCTGCATTATGGTATAACGACCTCCTACAGCTGCAAAGAATTCTCCGTTGTTCTCACGGAATAATCCATAAGAGTCTGTTCTCCAACCGTCTTCGGTTACAAGAGGTTTTTTAACTACTTTGTAGTTTGTTCCTGAACTAGCAAGTAGTTCGTTCATTGTTTGATTATTAAATGTCATTTTCTTGGTTATTAAAGTTATTTTCTAATTTGTCTTTTTTTAATGTAATTTTATCTGATCCACATCTAGGACATTCTTTAAACGACATTGATGCAATCTTTATCATTTGTCCTAAGTTCTCTGGTACTTCTTCTTCGCCAAACTCTTTGGTTTCTCCTAAAAGTTTACCGCAATCGTGGCAGACAGCTAAATATTTCATATCTAATAAATTAATCAAGTGGCTTTAACCACTGTATCTTGTCTCCGTTAAGTTTAAAACAAATCTCATCTATTTCAGACCATAATTTGTTATGTTCCCATTTCTTACCCGAATAAACTTCAGTTACGGGATGTGGTCTTTCTATTATGTAATTCCAAAAATCATTTACAGCTGGTTTGAATCTTTGAGCATCTTTGCCTAAAAGTACAAACACTAATCCTGTATTGTATTCTTGGATTTTTCTAATTAAGTTTAAAGTAAACTCTTCCCACAACTTCATGTGAGAACCTGGTTTACCTTCTTCTACAGTTAGAGCTGCGTTTAAAAGCAAAACTCCTTCTCCTGGTAAAGCGTGCCAATTAAGTTTACCTTCTCCTAAATCTTCTTGTAAACATCTTGAGATGATTCTAAGTGAAGGAGGAACATAATCTGGATCTCTGGGAGCAAAAGAAAGTCCACAAGCTACTGGTTCTCCCTTATACAAGTTAGGGTATGGATCCATTCCAATCCATATTACCCTTAACTTATCTAAAGGACACATCCAAAAAGCTTTGAAGACTTCATCAGACTTTGGAAAGACGTTTGTTGTCTGTCTTCTTTCCGCTACTTGCTTCCCGATTTTCAGCAACAGTTCCTCCTGATCCTTCAGAAGTTTCGCCCAATCCTCCGGCAGTATTTGATTCAATATAGACATTTAAATATTCGTTAAAATTTAGCCAAAAATTATAATAAGGTTTCTCTACACTAATTCTGTCTTCTACACTACGTACAGAATGAATTACGGTACTATGGTCTTGGTCGCCCATAAACCTACCAATTCTTTTTAAACTCCAATTTGTGTTTTGTTTAAGCCAAGTAGATACAAATTGTCTAGCAGTAACAAGCTCTTGGCTTCTTACTCCGGATATTATTGTAGGCCACTTATACTTAAAGAAAAACTCTACCAAGTGTTCAAAGTCTTTAAGCGATTCATTCTTTCCTACGTTAATTTCAGAAATAGTAATTTCAATTCCTGGTCTCAATGTAAACTGTGAATAAAACTCTGGTTGAAAGTAAATAAAAGCAGAATTCTCCATCATACAATCTTTTACAATGTCTGCTACTGTTTCTTTCAGTTCAAAATACGGAACTTCCATTTTAAATTCCTGTTGCAGTTTAGCTGCAATCTCTCTATATAATTTTCTCTCTCTTATGTAATTACCCATTTTATTTATTTGTTATCTCTAGTATTTTTTCTTTGCCTAATTCTTTAAATATATCCGACGGGTCTTTAGGCAGACTCTTATCGTGAACAATACATTCTAATCCGTACATATCTGCCATCTTTTTACAGCCTATTTGTCCAGCTTCATCATTATCATACCACAACCTTATTCGTTTAAACCTAAGTTTGAGAATATTGAAAGCATTCTCGCTGATAGGAGTGTTCTCACTTCTTACAGCTACAGCTGGTACTCCACAAGCATGAAGAGTCATACAATCTTTACGACCTTTAGTAATGATTAGCTCTTCTCCAGACTCAGGTATTTGATTCCAACCTTCTAGTAGTCCGCCAAAGAAGTTAGTTCTAAACTTATTCTTCTTACTTGCAAAGGGACGATAAAGTTTAATCTTATCTTTTTCTAGATAACGATAGCAAGGATCAAAGTCATTTTTAATATACCAGAGCTTTCCGTTAATCCAAGCCTTATCAACTTTTCTTACGTCATAAAGTTCTAATATGTCAGGAGTGATTCCAAATTCTTTCCAGTATTCAAAGTCTTTAGATTTAAAATAAGTCAAAGTAACTCTGATGTCTGCTGGATTCAAAATAATTGGAGGTTTCTCTTCTACTCTCAAGGATTGGAGTTCTGTCATACTTAGATCGTTAATCCTAAAGTCAGATTCTATCTTATAAAGTATGTCAGGAAACCCATAACCCGTTCTGAGTTGAGCAATATCCAACGGACTAAAATATACTTGTTCAGTTGCATAGTCTACGAAATAAAGATTTCCTTTCTGAGTCCATCTGAATACACAGCTGGGAGTTCTATCATCTCTAAAAGGATTGATGTATTTTTTGCCTATCTTGACAGGTGCAAGATAGAACTCCATAATGTTCTGTTGTCCTATCAAATCATAAATTTTTTGGACTGTAGGAATAGTTTCTATCTTAGTTATGTCCATAAAGCAAAGGTAGTTAATTTAGTTTTTAATTAAAAATAAAAAGGGAGGATTTCTCCTCCCCTTTTACTTGACATATGGAAATTAGAACAAACCTCCGGAAGTAGAACTTCCTGAAGTGGAGGGTGAATAATTAGGTTCAGCATCTTCGGTGAAAGGATTTCCATCGTCAACAAATTCCTTCAACAGGAAAGAGTCGCCATAGAAATCTTTACAACCATATTGCCCTTGAAACTTCTTCTTTACATAATCTGTAATAGGAGAGTTTAAAGGAAGAATACCTTTAGTAAATACGCTTTGGAATTTACCATCACGAATAGTCAAAGGAATTTTAACTCCCATGCCTTTATCATTGAGTGCTCCAAAGAAGTCACGAAGTTCGCCAACTTTACCGCTTGCAATAGCACTCCAAGAGTCAAGCACGAAAGGCTTTTCTTTTGGTCTTGCGTTTGCATAAGATTTAAGAAGTTCATAAACATCTTCTTCGCCAGTCTTTGCTTCACGAACAGACTTCATATCCAAACGATAGTTAGGATCTTTAGATTGTTGGTCTTCACTCAAAGCTGCTAAGTCTAAAGCCCAAGCAGTCTTTGTAAAGTTGTCAATATATTGACGCTTACCGCTATTTTGACCTACAACAGACTCGCTGTTTACCCAAAGACTAAACTTACCGAATAGTTCGGTGTCACAGCTTGGATGATTCTTATACCAAAAATCTAATCTCATCTTACCTTCGGTCTTATCATAAGCTGGATCTTTGATCTTGTCTAGATCTGTATTAAAGAGTTTAGCCAAACCTTTTTCGTCTGGATTTACTGCTACGATTTGAACAGGAGCATAGCCTGTGTAAAGTTTCTTCTCAAAACCACCTTGGTTTTCTTCTACGTCATTTAAATTAATTGCCATTGTTTTTGTTATTTAAGTTTAAGTTATTTATTTTCATTGGTAAAAATAGGAGCATGATCTCCAGGCTCCATCGAATAAAGTTCTACGGTTGATTCCCCTCCGTTATTTTCGGGAGTCAACATATCAATTGTGTCTTCAAGCGGTTCCCATGGATAATTAAATTCTCCTGTTTTTAGCTTGTTGACAGCTTCTTCTTTGGCTTTATCCAAAGACTCGGCTTCTATCTCAAACTTGGTTCTAAACCAAATAGTAGCCTTTTCGTCTAATTGAAATTGAAATGTTTGCATTATGAATAATATTCGTCAATCTTTTCTGAAACCAGCTTCAAGTCATTAGCAATAAGAGTGTCGTCAAACATTCCCATTGGACTCTTCGCAGGACGTTTCTTAAATCTATTAGTCAAGAAGTGATATTCCATTCCGTTCTTTCCTTCATCTACATAAGTATAAAGACAGATAGTGAACAGTCCTTCTAGATTAATATTGTTGTCTAACATTTTGCCGATTGTCTTCATTTTGTAGCTTACAATCTCTCCGCCATCTTCTACGGCTTCTGAGTGACCTAAGCAGAAAACTTTCAAATCAGCTCTTAGTCCACGAACAGCAGACAAGATGTTGAACATGTTTTGACCTATCTGAGAAAATTTGGTATAACCAATCTCAGTTGCTCTTTTCATAAACTCAAAGCCCATCACATACTGAATGTCGTCAATTACGATATTCTTTACGTGTGCTCCTTTGTCACTAATGTTTTTGAGCAAGTCTACTATTTCTTTAGAAGTAGAGATTTCAACATAGTTCTTTTTCTCCAAGCTATACATCTTTGAAGCTCCTTTGAAAGGTAATTCTTTACCGGCTACACCGATAATGATTGTTTCTTCGGGATTCAAAGTCCTGATGCTTGTTGATTTACCTTCACCTGAAGGTCCGATAATTCCGATTAATAGTGCCATATTTAATTTTGTTTTCTTTTTTCTGAGGTTGTCCAGCCAAAGAAAGAAGTAAATTGTATTGCTGCTTTCATACAGGCTGCTTTGCTTTTAGTACTTAATGCCATGAGCTCTTTTCTAGCTTGACTGTTTTTGTAGAGGTAATCTGCTAACCAGTCTGTAAATTCATTTTCTTGCTCTTCTGTCCATCTATAATTTAAGTACCAATCATCTGTCTTAACGTACTGATCTGAATAGGTAATACCCGTTCCCTCAAACATTTTCTCTAGTATAATTCTTAGTTGGCTACCTATTGGTTTGTCTCTCATATTTTTTGTTATTTATTCAAATTTACGATAAATAGTCTAACTTTCCAAGTTAAACTGTTCTATTTTACTCTTATTTACATAATATTCATAGTTATTTCTGCTAGTACCCATGTTCTGTGCTTTTGGTAATTCCTCAAAGTGTGGAACACCTCTAGAGAAATATAGTCCTAATCTGCCTGATAAGCCAGACAAACGATCTTTTAAAAACCTTATGCTACGATAGTTATCCTGGAAGATATTAATGTCATATCCTTGGTGGACTTCTATGTCGTAACGAAAAGGAGCAAAGATACCTAAGACTACATCTGCTGATCGTTGGGTAGTCTTACAATCAGCCAAATCAGCTAGCGAAGGTTCTAGTTTAGCTTCAATCAATTCACCTCTATTAGTAAATTGTTGAGATTCGCCACTAGAAGCTTGCTGTTGGATAGGAACAAAGATTAAATTATATCTCTTGCAGAATATCTCAAGACCATACTGATCTACAAAGAACGCCAAAGTCTCTCTTAAATCTAAAGTAACTCCTTTAAGAGACTCAGTGTGTAAAAGAGAAATATGATCCACGACTACAAAGTAGTAAACGTCTTCTTTGTGTTCATAATAAAGAGGATACTTGTGTTCATCTCTTTCTTCGTAAACCATTTTACCCTTAGTAGAGTCTTCGAAATACCTTTCAACATGTTTCTTTATTCCTGTGGGATTAGAAATGTGGTCTATAACTTCCACGTGTTCTTCAAAGAACTTTAAGAATCCTGAGTCTTTTGCTTCTTTGATCCACTCTAAAATTTGTTTTGGTACTACATACTTACCATAACTCAACATCATTTCTGGAGTTACAATCTTTCTATGATTATAATAGATTGCAATAGAGATTGCTTCTAGGTAAAGCTTTTCTTTTGATTCTTCGAGAGCAAACCAAAAGATTTTAGTTTTAAATGGCTTTTCTTTCCACTTCATATAAGTCGAAACAATAGTGAGCCATTTGGTAAACTTTGACTTTGCAATACCTGAAGACGCAGTAACAAGATACATTTTGCCTTTAACCCAACCTGGGTAGTTATACTCGTCGGTTAATCGGTCAAAACTCCAAGGTATAGAATTATAGTTACCGTCTAGACGATTCTGACGGTTCTCTTCTACCCTTTTGTATATCTCTTCAAACTGCATTACAAGTCTCCTCCAAAACGATTCTCCGTTTTAGGCTTATTTCCTTCGTTGAGATAAGTTTCGCACCAAGTAGCTAGGTCTGAAGTCTCACTTCCCTTTTCGGTTCGTTTAAAGATAAAATAGTGAGCTTCTCTAATAAATTGTGGTTTGCCTTGTTTTCTCCAATATCCGATATACATGTCAGTTGCTCCAAGAATTGTTTGTTTATCAAACTTAAATTCTCGAATAAACCTTGTCATCTTATCGGATACTTGTTTAACAGAGCTTGTTTTTCCTACGATGCCTATGTTCTTTCTAGAAAATTTGTCAATGTATTGCGGTATCCAATCCGCTTCTGTTACTAGTCCAAGGGATTCAGATCCTTCAGCTCCTATTTTTTCTAGTGCGTCTGGTGTCCAATACCACTCGTTGTCTTTTTGGACTAGTAGTCCCAAAGCTTGCCACTCTCGCAATTTCTGTTCTGTCTCTAGTAGTTTCCAGAGTACTTCGTAAAATGTTAGTTTCATTGTCTAATTTCGTTTGGGGGGTTTCAAAATTACGGATATAAAGCATTCTTGTCAAGTATTCTTTTTCAGTTTCTTCTGACTCTTCCTGATACCAGTAATCTAATTCTGATCGGTTCATTCTTTTTTATTAATTGTAATCCACCAATGATGATGTCCTACTACAAAAGATATTTGAGTATAAGTAGGGTTTCAAATAATGTTAAAGTAGGGAGTAGCAAATTGCCAATAGCCTTTTGGAAGATTTGTTCCCCAACGTGTGTAATTGATTTTCATTTTATACTAATCTAAAAATACTTTTAAGGTTCTACCTCCGTCTTGAAAGCTCAGTTCAATAGAATTAAAATCTCCTAACTCTTGATATAAGGTAAGAAGTCTTCCTATCTGATATGTATTCTTTGCATGATTGATTACTTCAAACCTTGTTATTTCAACTGAACTCTCTGACTCTTTTAGCTTTTCATACTCACTTAGAATATATTCAAGCGGAGCATCTGGAGTAAAGTTTTCTTTTACCCATTTAATAAGTTCTTCGTCTTTTTTCATTTTACTATTTTGTACCACAAATGTATGGCTGTTGTTTTGATTATTTCGTATATGGCTATGGTTAGGAGTATTTTCATTTGTTACCTCCGTATGTTTTAATACACCAATCATAAAAATCTAATTCACTTTTAGATTCAAGATATTTAGGATACCATTTTTCAAGCACTGTTATATATACGC